AATTGTTTTGGAATAATGTGATGATCTTCCACGAGACCGTTACCGTGAAGTCCCCAACGCACCTTGAACATTTTTCGAGCTAGAGAACCGTATCTCATACCTATTATATACTGACATTTATCTTTTACATGTGGGACAACACATCTAAAAGGTAAAATTGCTCCCAATGGGTCTCGAACCCATGACCTCGGCGTGCCCTTACGGGAATGACCCCGTCCAAATATACTCTCGTATAAGCACCGCGCTCTAACCAACTGAGCTATAGGAGCCTTCACAGTTCATACTGTGTAACTGTAAAACGACCCTTTTGTTTTACTGTAGGCTCTACGAAGAGCTGGGTTATCTTTTCTTTACCACGCACAGTACCTTTAACTTCTTTCATCTGTTTATCAATTGTAGCTTCTGAACGGAAGATAATATTAGAAGTATTGTAGTATTCTATCCCATCTTCCATTATAACCATCACCGTATTAGGTGGTGAGGTTGTGGCACCCACAAACTTGGGGTTCTTGTACAAATGTGAAAACATTCGCACCTTACACTAAGCGAAGATAATCCTTGAAGGGTACAATATTTGTCGCACCCTTGATGAAATCTCTGTTCTCTTGGGCGTATTCAAATGCTTCCCGTACCATTCGCTCCGCGAGGATTGAATCATAGACACAGGGTTCAACATCTCTGATGAGGTAGCCGGGTGTAATGACCTTGGGCTTTACTGACATACTTGTGAGAAGGTGTTCATATTCACAGACTTCCGAAATGATAACAACTGCGTACCCTCTCTTAGCATAACTGTACTCAATAGCCGACCTGTAGTCTGCCTTTGTTTCGGGAGTAATGACATTCGTAATCTTAGAGTTTCTCGCGAGACCTGCGTGGGTTGCCAAGTCACTGTTTCCTCTACCCGGTACTTCCAATAACACAATTGAATTTGTTGAAATCGCCTCAATGTACGCACAATCAATGTAACGCGCAAGTTCTTGAACAGCTGTTTGGAAACCAAGGGATTCAAGACCTGGCATATCATTGAATACAGTCTTAGCGATACCTATGATGTTTGTATCTACGCGATCGTCAAGGGCTAAGTCTCTGGCAGACTTCATAGACTCATTTCCACAGATACAATAGAGACGGTCAAGACCATTAATATTCTTGACAGCTCTATCAACATCAACAAAATCATAAGATGTTTTCAAGATGGACCCGGGTCCTTCGTCAATGTGTTCTTGATCAAAGTATGTTTTCACATTCTGATTGAGACCTCTAAAGCCATCTGCGAAACCATGAACACGGTTACCCTGACTCTTTTCACGAAGTGTGATTGACCGGATGACTGTATTCACACCCGGACACACACCACCAGCGGTAAGAATGCCAATGTTCATCTTTGAATTACATACGCGACAAGTTTTTATGTATGTATAATCTATAGGAATGTCTCTGGAAATTGTGACATACGCGAACAAGTCTCAGGGTATGTTTGAAGAGCTTGTCAATAATGAGTTTGGTGTTCCAGTGACTGTGTTAGGTTGGGGGACCAAGTGGAATGGGTTCAGTGACAAATACAAGGCAATGTCAAAACACCTTGAAACTAAGGGTGATGATGACATTGTTATTTTCCTTGATGGATTTGACACAAAGATCAATAAAAATCCACATGAAGTTGTTGAACTTTTCAAGGAATGTAATTGTAAGGTTCTCGTGTCAAAGGATCCAGAAGTCCCTGGCAAACCTCTCACACACTTGATTTTTGGAAAGTGTGGTGAAAAATCTACCGCCAACTCGGGTCTTTACATGGGTTACGCTAAAGAACTCAAGAGTGTCATAGATGAAGCATTGGCTGAAAAGTGTCAAGATGATCAAACAAATATAAACACAGTTTGTCAAAAATCTGAATTTGTAAAGGTTGATGAAGAAGAGAAAATCTTTAAAAACTTTGGACCTTTGGACAAGAAACATGACACCGATGCCATATTTGTGTCGTACCCAGGTTCTCCAGGTTTCAACCGTTACACAAGAGCTATAGTTGAATACACACAATTTTTGTACATGTATATATTGTGTCTAATCATTTTGGGATTAGCTTTCTTTCCACAGAGGCAAAAAGTTTTGTTACCTACATTAGTTCTATTTACAAGTTTCTATGCTTTTGTTGCGGACAAGTCATGCACTCTCCATTCTAGCTAAGTCATCTATGTCAGTTCTTGACTGATCACGGCTCCTTCTTCTAAGAGCCGAAACAGCGTTCAACCATCTCGTCACAGCTCTCTTTGACGCAATCTGTGACGAGGTCTCATCACTCACAATAATACTTAAACCATTACATACATCGGGTTTATTTTGTTTATCTGGGAATTCTAAATTGAAAGCTTGTATAGATATCGCGGGAAGATCTGGAGCTTCATCTAAAAGTCTATCATATTCTTCGCGGCACTTCTTAACAAAATCCAATACACATGTACGATCCCCCTCATCAAGGGAAAGTTCCATATCAATATTTCTGTAGAACTTTGAATATTGGACACACATAACAGAATGTCTTTCAGCTAATCTACCACTATCACTAAACTTACCTATTGATGTGAGAATACCGGCAAGAACATTGAGAAATGCGAAAAAGTACTGAACAATCATAATTTTGTTTCTTGTCGCGGAATCCAAATCCTCATTTCCACTTGGATTGAGAACTGCGAAACCTCCAACCCCTGTTATACTAGCAATCACAATACTAGGATAAGAGAGGTAGTCATTTTGCCTCTTATAGTGAAGGCGGGCGTGGTTGTGAAGCCAACGGTAACCCGCAGCCCTCTCCGCCCACGATTTTAGAAGCTTCTCCTGCTTATCACACCAGTGATGTGTTTCATCGTGAGCTTCCATTATTTTACGCGCATATTTTTAATCTCTGTAGCCTCTTCTCGGGCAAGACGATCTACAAGTTCATTCTGTGGGTGTCCATTATGTGCTTTGACCCATCGCCATTCAACGGAGGTCATCTGCTGTGAAAGAGTATCAATTTCAACCCAAAGGTCCTTATTCTTCACGGGCGCCCCAGCAGCCGTCCGCCAACCATTCCGTTTCCAATTCTTAATCCATGAAGTTATTCCATTCTTGACATAGTTACTGTCCGTAAACAGTCTTATCTCAAGAATGTCGCGTGCGAGACACTGTTGAAGCGCCTTAACGACAGCAGTCATTTCCATCACATTATTGGTTGTTCCGTCCTGTCCTCCAGACATTTTGATGCCCGCACCAGCAACTGCCCACCCTCCTGGACCAGGATTACCTAAACAACTTCCATCTGTGTAAATGTCCTGCATTCTTATTTGGTTAGAGGTCCTATTGTTTAATTTCTTTTAGTGTTTCTAGTGGCATAGAAAAAGCCGATCAAACCAAGTACAATTGTAGCGGACAAAATACCACCACCGACCTTTTGAGTTGTGCTAGCTCCCTTGCGTTCTTGTTCCATTTTTTACTATAGTGTTAGATTTAAAAATTGTGTTCTTGACAACTTTTAGATCTAATTTTTTATTACGCGAAACGAGACGAGATCAAAATACCAACTTAGTTGGAGAAGGCGAGACCACCCATACCGGATTGGATGCGGAGGACGTTGTAGTTGGTCGCGAACATGTGCATGGTGTCCGCAGTGGTGGTGTTCATGGTCACCGCGACTTGAGCGTTGTCAATGCGGGAGAAGTTGCAAGTACCAGTTGGCTGGTGTTCTTCTGGCTTAAGCGCGAAGGAGTAAGAGTAGACACCTGGAGCTGGGCAGCCAGTGTGGTGGTTGAAGGCTTGCACTTGGTTGAAGTACTTACCCTTTTGTTGCTTGAATCGGTCTTGACCGTTGAGGACAAGCTTGAATTCGGACAATGGACCCGCGTTTTCTTCGGTGTAGGCAGTGCTGGAACCTTCGGAACCAACGGCGAGGAGTGGAACACCCGCACCTTGGGAAAGTGGAACAAAGCAGTTGGAATCGGCGAGAGCAGTCGCATCAGAATCAAGGACAATTTCGGTGTTAAGGTTCTTGGAGGTGAAGTTCCACAAGGAAGACTTCGCGGAGGTGTTGGAGAAGCACCAGACCAATTCCTTAACTGGGTGGTTGTAGGACAAACGAACTTGCTTGACTTGACCGGAGGTGACGGAGTCGTTACCGGTGTGTTGGACTTGTTCAATGAGGTACTCGTGACCCTTTTGCGCGAATCGGCGGCGCTCTTCGGTGTCCAAGTAGATGTAGTTCGCCCAGACCTTCACACCAGCAGTGGTGTCGAGGAAAGAGTCGAAGTCGGACGCCAAATCGATGTCAATGCGGACTTCGTGGTATTGGAGCGCAATAAGTGGCAAATACAAACCTGGGTTGCGGTTGAAGAAGAAGAGGAGTGGCAAGTAGACAGTCTTGTTACCATCAGTGGTAGCCATCTTGGCGTAAGTCGCCTTCTTGGCTTCATCGTGGTACAAGTTGTCGTACAAACGCCACCACTTTTGGTAGTGCTTGTCGATGCGTTGGCCACCAATGGACAATTCGACGTTGTTGATCGCACGCTCAGCGACCCAGTTGTAATCAGCATCGCTGGTTCTGGTATCGAGACCGGATTTGGCCTTGAGTTCAAGGTACATGTCACCGACAAGGTCACCGTTGCGGGCAATGGTGACGGACACGCGGCCTGAGTTGGCGGAAGTACCGTTGACAGTTTGTTCAATGTTTTCCATAGCGAAGTTAGTGTGGCGCTTGTAGACGGCTTGGAAGAAGGTAACCTTAGGGTTTCCAGTCAAGTAGACGTCTTGAGCACCGTAAGCGACGAGTTGCATGAGACCACCGGCCATTGTGAGAGTTTTTGTACTATAGACCAACATTTTTTTTCTGGCTGAAATCGCACCTGGTGCGAAATTTTGGTCATCAACTTTTCTCAGTCTAGGTTAAAATGTCGTCTCGTCCTGAGGATGAAGAACAAATTGATGAAGTTGAGGAAGGGGAAATCGTCTCTGAGGAAGAGGAAGAAGATATTGAATTTGATGAAGATGAAGAATTCTTCCAAGAAGATGAGGATGAGGGTATGGATCTTGCAGGTCTCATGAGCTCCCTCTTGGCGACCCCAGACGGTGACACTGTGTGCTCCGCCCTGGTAAATCTTTGTTACCAATTGGAAACCCAAAATAAGATCCTAATTAAAATGCTTGCCAAGATGCAACCCCCAAAATCAGCTTAGAAACAAAAATCGTTATTCAGTAAATACATAGAAATGGAACACACCCATTTCATTGATAAGGAACCTAATAAGTATGAGGCTCTGACGGAGCTTCAGAAACAGCACATCCAATCAATGAAAGAAGATCAGGTACTCGACGTTATTGACAGATTTGAACACGCGTGGTCCCTCAAGTCAAATGACTTTAGAAATGCTCGTGAACTGGGGTATCGCCAATTTGTACACCCCGACAACTTTGATGAGTATGGTAATCCAAATGTAAATGACATTGATATCCTGGCAATCAAAGGCATCCGCGACAAACAGATGACATATCTCACAAACCTTAAGAATCATGTGAGAGATCTCAAGATTCACAAGCAGGAACCAAATGATGATGGAATCACTGTAATGAAACGAATCAATAACATCAAACGACAAGTCGATGATGGATACCACAATATTAGGCGTCATTATATGTCATTTGAGCGAGTAGACAATCCGACGGTTCAACCACAATTCAGTGTCCTGGGTGATCCAACAACCTTGGATGCAGAAGAAGTTGAGAACTCAACTCCATTTCAAAAATGTCTCCTGTACTCCCTTGATCAAACATACAAAGCGGGTTACCGTAGATACAAAGGGCAGTGCTGCGAAGAGATTAAGACGATTGAAGGTCACAGAACCAGAGCCTGGCAACCAAAGTTTACTATTGAACAGTTTGTCTACTCACTCGCACAGAAAGATGACAACTTTGAGGTCTGGAAAAACTTTACAAGTCGCGGCACAGTGTTTCGTGATGTGATTGACAACATGTCAAAGTGTATCGATGCTCAATTTCCAGAGATTACAAAGAGACGCCACGTGTGGTCATTTAGGAATGGTGTCTTTGTGGGTAAGGAATGGATTCCAGACCGCGGCATCTATGATTGCTGCTTTTATTCCTACGATAGTAAGGAGTTCAGATGCCTTGATCCAACCATTATTGCCTGCAAATACTTTGATCAACAGTTTGATGACTTTTCTCACATTGAGAGATGGCAAGACATTCCAACGCCATGGTTCGACTCAATCTTAAAGTATCAAAACTTTGAAGATGTTGTGTGTGACTGGGCCTACGTCATGGGTGGTCGCTTGTGCTACGATGTGGGTGACTTGGATGGCTGGCAAGTAATTCCATTCTTCAAGGGTATTGCACGTTCAGGTAAGTCTACTCTTATTACCAAGGTTTTCAAAAAGTTTTATGAAAATGAAGACATTGGAACTCTCTCAAACAATATCGAAAGAAAGTTTGGTCTCTCTGCAATCAAGGATTCTTTCATGTTCATTGCTCCAGAGGTCAAAGGTGACTTGGCCCTTGAACAAGCAGAGTTCCAATCTATGGTATCTGGCGAAGATGTCTCAGTCGCTGTCAAGAACAAGACGGCGGTGTCCATTGAATGGAATGTACCAGGTGTCCTCGGAGGTAATGAAGTCCCCAACTGGAAAGATAATTCTGGTTCCGTGCTTCGTCGTATTTTGCCATGGAACTTTGCCAAGCAAGTGCGTGATGCGGATCCTCAACTTGATGAAAAGTTGAACAGAGAATTACCCATTATTCTTCTCAAGTGTGTGAAGGCGTATCTTGACTATTCAAACAAGTACAGAGACAAGGATATCTGGAATGTTGTACCCGAGTACTTCAAGAAGATTCAGAAGCAGGTTGCGATGGTTGCGAGTACCCTCCACAATTTCCTGGAAAGTACCAATATCATCTACGGCAAGGATCTCTTTGTGCCTCAGAAACTCTTTGTGCAAGTATTCAATCAACATTGTCAGGCAAACAATTTGGGCAAACACAAGTTCAATCAGGACTTCTACGCAGGTCCTTTCAGTTCAAGGGATATTGAGGTCAGGGATGAAGTTGTAACCTACAAGGGACGCACATACCCTAAGCAGCCCGTGATTTATGGTGTTGATGTGGTTGAAGAGAGCTTGGGATTCAACGAAGACTACTAGAAAAAAATACTACACAATAGTAATAATGAGCCAACAGCTCAGAGAATTTGTGAGGCAGTCGGGAGTTGAGGTCAGCCCGTCTTCAGCTTCCACAACTGCGTCAAACAACGCTTTGACACGTGAAATTGAAATGGAACTTGGCATTTCACAAAAACAACAAGAATTTCCACCAAGATTAGAAAAAAATATTATGAGCAATGAAAATTATGGTGAATTCGCACAATTTGTTCATAACTCGGATAGCAACAATAATGTAAATGACATTATCGCAATCGCTGAACGAAATCGTACTCCCCCATCACCCAAAAATGTGAAATTTGTCGTTAGTAAATTGAATCCCGGAATGTTTAACGCGACCGTCAATAAAGAATTTAACGCTGAAGCACGAATTAATCTCAAGAACATTCTTTTGAAGAAGCCACTTCCAAGAACACCTATTGGTGAAGGTCTTTATATAGAGACACAAGAGATCAATGGTATTTATGGTAGATTCATGACTGGATTTACACACAGTAAAGAATATGGGAAGCAAGGTGACCTCAACAAGAACTTTTTTACTGTCCAACTCAAGATTATTGTTTCCAATGGGTCAGAGAAAAAAGGTGCTACCGTCAATTTTTATAGAAATGGTAAGATTAGATTTTCGGGTGGCTTCATTGGTGACAACATTGCGAGACAACCGGAGTTGATTCGTCGTTTCATCGTTGATTCATACTCTGAGAAGCAACCTTTCTTGTACAATCCATTTGAGTACAACAATCTCAGTGGTCAGTTTAGAGTGAATGGTGATTTCAGGAATATGCAAAGAATTGCGTCCAACTATAGAGTCTATGGTTTCACAGATATTTCATATGAACCCGAACTGTCACCATTTATGTATGCCACATACCAAGGTCACAAATACATTTTGGCTTCAAGTGGTAACATTCAGATTTCTGGGGCACAAACACCCTCTGATATGCTTGAAGCTTATAATGTAGGTATAGAACTTGCGAGAATGTTGAATGAAAGCGGTGAAATCGCTTTGAAGGCTACAGTTCCAATGAGACTGACTAAAAAGGCGCCCACCAAGCGCAAGGTTGTGAGAAAGACAAAGAAGACTTCCACAAAATTGAGTACAAATCAACGCGCCGCCATCAATGTTGATGCTAAGCAATGTATGCGTATGGCTAAACCAGAGTTGGTGGATCTCGCAAAGAAGTTGGGTGTTGTTGGTATTACAAAGTCATCCAAAAAGGAAGAGATTTGCAAAAAAATAAAGAACATTTCAAATGTTAAGACTGCCACTTTCCGCAACACCAACAAGGGTAAGAATGTGACACTTTCGGGTTCTGGTAACACATTCAAAGTTGGGAGAGGTACTTGTACGGGTTACAGTAAGACTGAACTTATGAGAGTTGCTGGCATCCTCAAGATTAAACTTGATGCCAAGGAAACCAAGGCGTCTCTCTGTAAGAAGATTGAAGCTGTGAGAAATGCGAAGGCTGCCCCCAAACCAAAGCCAAAGCCAAAGACACCACCACCTTCTCGTAAAGAAGTCGCTCAAAAGAAGAGAAATGTAAAGAAGGAACAGGTCATAAAAAAGAGAGGTCTCAATGAAAACTCAATCCGAAAGGATATTGAAAAACTTTATGGCAAGCGTTGGATGGATCGCTACAAGAATGTGATGCCTTCTCTCAACAATGATGTCAAGGAAATGAAGATGAGACTCAACAAGTTGAAGACGGGTAACAAACAAGGTATTCCATTTAAGAAAGATGTGGATCTTGTGAAGAAGAGGCTTGTGAACAGATGGAAGAATGAGAGAGGACGCAACCTTGAAAAGAAAGTTATCATGAACCAACTTAATGTCAATGGTGTTCCCCAAAAGCTTGTCACTCAATACAGAAGTGCCGCGACAAACTTCATTATGACCAAGGGACCAACTGCGAAACAACTTGAAAACTACAAGAAAACTTGGATAAACTTAAGGAATAAGTCACAAAGATAATTAGACATGGAATCAATTGAAGAACAATTGGTCGGACGCCTTGAGTTGGGGAAGGAAAGATATGGACACGGAGTCGTTGTCAATTCTGATACACGAGAATGGGGAACACCTGAAAACTCTTGGATTAACATGTGTCAAGAAGAGCTTTTGGATGCAGTAATCTACATTGTGGCTGATTACATTAGAAAGGGTAGGGAAAGTGAAAAGATGATGTGCGAACTTGAACTGGATTTCAAAATTGATGACAAGTTTGCCAATGCACCCGATCCAGTGAAACATCTTTTGGAATTGCATGATGAAGATGATAACGCTCTCATCATGCACATCGTGAAGAACTATAATAAGATTGAAAGTCCAAAGCATCACATGCTTGTGTGGAATCTT